CATGATGTCACAGAACTCACTCCATTTCATCGGGGAATAAGCATCTTCAAATGCCTCCTCCTCAACTTCTGGCTCGAAAGGCGTGCCCTGGAATCGGACTGGGTGTAGCTTCGCAAAACGAGCAGGAGTTATACGCTCCTCCAGTGCTACGTTCATCGCCATGGATTGCTTATGGGACTTCTTCATGATAGCTAATGCTTCCATGACGAACTCTTCGTAATCCATAGTCCTGATCTCTCCGTCATCACCACACATTGGCTGTTGCGTCTCAGCATTGTAGAGCTGAACAAGATACGGCTTGGTATCAACAGGTCCAGCACACTTGGATGTATCCAGCCTCTTCACAGTTTTACCTGTTTGGAGACTTTCACCATCCTTAGTGTACTCTTCCTTATTGATAACCTTACCGCACAGGTCAATCCTACGCCGATAGGCATCCGGGAAAGTCAGAGAATTTACATCCTGCTCCAGCACATTGCTCGTAAGAATAATGGCTTTGGAACAAAACTTGGTCCTCTTCTTCTCCTCCAGACTAGCCATGTGCAGAGGGTAGGGCGCGAGATTCGCAGCCCTAATCAATTCCATGAACTCTTCATTAGGAGCGACCTGGGAATCGCCACGCTGGCCGAAATCGTCATAAACGACAACATTCTGGCCCGCGTAACCATCCCAGAACTCCTGTTCAGTGTTCCTGAAGTAGATTTCCGTTGAGAATTCCTTTGCAACCTCCAGTGTATCACTGAGAGCACAATGGAGATCACATGCGAGGGGCCAAGCCATTCCTGACTTACCCACTCCACTCTCACCGAACAACAAAAAGACAGCAGGCTTCATCCGAGGACGATTGCCAAACACTCCAGTGTAATCACACAGTCTGCGAGCTTCTTCCACCAACTTAAAAGTACGGTGGAAGTGCAACGTGCATTCTGAGCGAAGACCCTTGGTGTTCAACAGACCTGCAAAGGCCATACCTTCCTTGAATAGACGATCAACCAGAAAAACTAGTTTCTCGTCCTTTTCCAGACGGACGGCCAATGGTGCCTGAGTGTTATCCATGAGAGCGAAAACCTCGCTAGCCCACTTGTTGTAACCCGAAAGGAAATCATTCAACTCGTTGTCCTGAGCCAAACCACCGCACGCTGCATTGAGAATATAATCCCCAACAGCAGTGAACAGCGGGATAGCAACACGACCCAAGTCGAAGATACCCTTCAAATTACGAGACCTATCACCAAAGTACTTGATGACAGCGTCAGTGTCTTTCGACTTCGGCAGACCCAGAGCACACATCATAGTTGTGGCAATGAGACTACCGAGACCAGCAGCGCACATAGTGCGGTTGCTTCCGACAAACTCCGTCAGACTACCCAAGGATTCAAGATTAAACCCCTGCAACTCAACAGAGACCACATCAGAACTGACAACGCCAAAGTACTTACGTACCTCAGCATAAATTTCAGATCCAAATTCGGCCAACAAGTTGAAGAACAGGGAGATCAAGCGCAAACCTGGGGCTGCCAAAGCGAAATTGACCAAGACCTTTACGATCTTGACCAACACGCCAACAACACCATCACCGACGGCAGCCGTGACACTACCGAGAACTCCTTTAAGAGACTCGATAATGACCTGGCTGTCCTCGATGAGCTTCATCGCCTTGTCACCGCCCTCACGCACCACCTTCCGAGTTTCCTCGAGAAGGCGGTTTGTTCCGGCGACGACGCGCATCGGATTGTAATCAGACAACGCCTGAAATTCAACACGACGAACTCTATCCAATAAGTAGCAAGTACGTTGGATATCGGACATTCGTGCGAACTTAAGTTGTTGCCTTTTTGACATATCGAACATGGCTACGACATGCTCAAAGCGCA